TCAGCTTGCGATCACGCATACTGCCTCCGGTGTAGCGGGGGCATTCGATGCTGTCTCATCCGCTGAGACAGCCATGCGAACATGCGGCTCAACATAATATACAAACCGCCGTGGTCAGCAGCTGCAAGTGATTGAATCCCAACGGGATTAGCTCTTGCCAGTCCCGGTGTCATACACACGGCCAGGATCATGCCCCCGATCACCGTAGTGACCGGGGACAGTCTGTCCCACAGCGCACTCCATGCCTTGCGCTCCGCTGGTGTGTCAGCTTCTTCTTCCCGAACCTTTACGGCTAAGGCGGGATCAGCCTGCGCCAGTTCGATGAGTGCCATGAGATGGGTATCGGTGATCTTGCCGCCCTTGCGCCATACGAAAACAGAATTCGCAGACACCTTTAGACGCTGAGAGACAGCTCGGTCACTATCTCGCTCGCACATTTTGCGCGCCGCGTCAAGCAAATTATTTAGCGTATTCATATCACATACCATTTGATATCGGATATCACATGTGATTGTATGCCTCCCAGTATCACATGCGATGTGATGCTCCCGCCCCCGGCTCCCCCTGTGCCGGTGTGGCGGGCACTCAGGGATGCAGGGGAGGGGATACACGGAATGAACCCAGTCATGGCCTTTTGCCTGCTCTGCGGCATCGCCTGCGTCAGCATCGGCGGCGCACGGCTGATCGTGTGGATTCTTGATCGCCGCGAAGTCGAAGCCGCTCGCGTGATCCGTGAAGCCGCCGTCATTGCCCAGGCACGACGCGAGGTGCGCCGTGGCTAAGTTCAGCTGGTGGTGGATGCCTTTCGTGATCTTCATGATCTGCGGCGCTGTCCTTGGCTTCTGGATCGGCACAGCGTTTGCCGAGGACTGGAACAAGGTCGCCGCACAGCGCACCGAACTGCGTGAGGCCTGCATAGCAGGCAATGACCGTGCCTGCCGCATGTATGAGGTCGATCATGGCCGCTGATCGGCTGTGTGGCTTCTGCGGAAAATCCGCTGATCATCTGTTCGCGGATGGTCTGTGCGTGTGGTGCGCCGATCCCGGCCGACGCATCACTGTGGAACCTGCGCCGGTAGATCCCCGTAGCGATGAGATGCGCGCATTCGACCTGTCCATCGCCATGGACAGGGCAGGGGCACGCCGGAGCGAGCTAGCTAACGAAGACATGCACCGTGCTGGCAAGGCCTCTGGCACGTCCCTGCGTGAGTACTTCCGCGTCGGGGAACTGCTTAAGGGCGACGGCCGCGAAGCGGCCAAAGCCCTTGGGCTTGTCTATTACAAAACAAGTGACACGCCGGTCCAGCTTGGCCGCGTCACCATCGAGATTGACCCGCTTCAAGCGCGGGCGCAGCGGCTGCGCAAGTCCGTCATTACCGGAGCAAGGCTTCATGATCAGGAAGCGCAAAAAGGGTCGCGCCGTGGCGCGTGGTATTTCCTCACGCTCACCTACCGTGACGGAAGCAACAGCGGCGCTCGTGACGTTAGCGAACTACTTAAACGCATGCGCGGCTACTTCAATCGCCTTAGAGATGGGCGAGAACGGTGGAACGGTGAGGTGTTCCGTTACGTATGGGTCGGCGAGCTCACCCAGCGTCTGCGACCGCACTATCACCTGATGATCTGGGTGCCGAAGGGCATGTATTTCGGCAAGGTCGATCAACGCGGATGGTGGCCGCATGGCTCCACACAGATCGAGAAAGCACGCAATTGCGTCGGTTACCTCGCTAAGTACGCGAGCAAGTTCACCAGCGTCACGGCAGGCGCATATCCGAAGGGTTTCCGCACGCACGGCGTTGGCGGACTAGACACTGAATCCAAGCGCGAATTGCGCTGGTGGAAAGCACCAAAGGAAGCCCGTGAGGCTCTCGGCGGTGATGCAGATATCCGCAAAACCAAAGGCGGATGGTTCGACAGGCTTACCGGGGTGTTCTGGCCGTCCCCGTGGAAAGTCACATTCGCATTCGGCCGGACAATCGCTTGGAAGGTGGTCCCACTATGAAAGTTGAAGTCATGTCTGAACAGGTCGACACCCGTTCGTTCCCCGCGCGTGACGGCAAGGCAGCCGTGCAGTTCCGCGAACAAAAGGCCGCTGTTATCCGGCCCAACGATTTCCCGCTGCCGTTCAAGCTGACGCTGGACGATGACCAGCAGCCGTATCGCCCTGGCACTTACGAGCTGTGCCCCACGTCGCTGGAAAGCAACAAATACGGTGGCCTCGATTTCGGTCGCCGCATCCGCCTTCTGACGCCGTCGCCCGCGCCGGGCCCAGCTCCAAAGGGCGTCTGATTTATGTCCCTGTGCGTAGCTCTCGCAGAAAACGGCACGCTGATTCCAACGGGTCAGCCTGTCAGCGAATGCGCGGGCTACGTGCTGGTCAGTGCGGCGGAACACGGCATCTATGAGGTCGTGCAGCAGGCACTGGCAATGCCCACAGCAGAGGATGCAATGAAGTGGTTCACCGCGTGCTGTGGCGCGGTGATCGTGTGGTTTGTCGTGGGGCGCATGGCTGGCAGCGTCGCTTCGATGTTCGATAAATAGCCAGCATCAATCAATCAACGAAGGAGAGAAAAATGGGTGAGATTCTGAGCGGTCTGGCAACGACCGATGCCGTTGCTGCGATGATCGGTGCCGCAGCGCTGATTGCGCTGGTGGGCTTCACCAAGTGGGGCGCGAAGAAGGTTGCAGGTTTCTTCGGCTGATGCAGGGCTGGGCGGGGGCGGTGCGCTGGCATCGCCCCTTTCCTTTTCGTGACAAGGGGATGGCAATGATCGTTCTGGTTTTCTGTGGCTTCATCGGTGCCTGCTGCGGCATCGCGGGTGTCAAGGGGCTTGACGCGTGAAGTCGGTGCTGCCGTGGCTCGTGGCGATAGTACTGGTCGCGGCTAGATTGTTTGTGTTCCCTGATGCAGCGCATGCTGCAAATTGTCAAGTTCAATCTGATAATTGCGATCAAGGGCAGGCATGGCAATCCCTGAATAAGCTGGTAAATGACAGATACAACAGTTCTACCGTGTATAACAAGGATAAAAGGTTCGGGGAGCCTACCTCGGGTTCGGCGCAGACCAATTGGTTTCGCAGTCAATCTGGCGCGGCGTGCGCCAGCAAAGGATGCGGCGGGGCCACGAATACTTTTACGGTGACATTCAAGGGCGATTGCTCCGCACGCCCTGATCAGATGGGATGGAAAAGCCAGCTGGGTGGCGGTAGCAAGGTCTGCCATGAGGGTTGCGCATATGTCAGCGCTCTTGATGTTGCCTCACCCATTGGCGTTAGCTTCGGAGCTACTGGAAACACATGCACCAACGAGGATCATCCGGCACCGGAAGCGGACGGCGATGGTGACAACGGCGGCGGGGAGGGGAGCGAGATACCGGGCGAGGGCGGTGGTGGCAACAATGGTGGCGGTGATAACGGCGGCGGCGGGAACAACGGTGGCGGCAACGGCGGCGGCAACGGTAATGGGGACGGCGACGGTGATGGTGATGGCGAAGACGGCGACGGCGACGGCGACGGCAACGGTAACGGCGGCGGTGGCGGCAATCTTCCAGGCGACGGTGACGGCGATGGCGAAGAGGACGGGCCGGGCGATGGCGCAACGCGAGATGGCGACCTTTACAAGAAAACCAATAAGACGGTAAAGGGCGTTGCTGACAGGTTTCGCGAGGGCGCAATGAAGACGCCGCTTGTCGGTGGCGTCACCGATTTCATGAAGGTTCCCACGGGCGGCTCATGCCCGGTTTTCACCGTGACGGCGTCGAAGTGGTGGAAGTCCATGACGTTGGATTTTCATTGCTCAGGCGCATTCCTTGCGCTGCTGCGTGCATGTGGCTGGGTGATTTTTGCGATTGCAGGCTATGCAGCCGTGCGCATCGCTTTAACATGAGGAAAAGGGCATGTCGGCTGGATGGCTCACGGACCTGACGAAGTGGCTATGGGACGCGTTGAAGGCGTTCTTCGCCGCGTTGGTTGACTTTTTCAACGATCTCTTTGTTCTTGTGCTGGACCAGATTTGCGACGCCATGCTTTACGTGTTGTCGCTGCTGGGGTTGCCGGATTTCATGAAGGACAACAGCATCGGCGGCATGCTTGGCAATGCGGGCAGCACGATCCTGTGGTTTGCTGAGCTGTTCCAGATCGGGCCATCGATGGTGATGATCGGTGTGGCGATCATCTTCTATCTGCTTCGTCGCATACTGACCGTGGGTATCTGGTAATGCTGGTATTCAATGAAGGCGTGCCCCGAGCCGGCAAGAGCTACGATGCGGTCAAGAATCACATCCTCCCGACGCTGAAAAAGGGAAGGAAGGTGTTTGCTCGGCTCAACGGCCTGCGTCACGACAGGATTGCAACGCACCTAGGCATGAACGAAAGCGACGTGCGCCAGCTTCTGGTGTGCGTCGATACGAAAGACGTTGTTTCGACCTTCGCCTGTGTCCAGGACGAAACGGGAAAGTGGTGCATCCCGGATCAGTTCAAAGATGTGCTGGTCATCATTGATGAGGTCCACGAGTTCTACGTCAATGAGCGCAACCCGCTACCGCCTGCTGTAGAGAATTTTTGGGCGCTGCTGGGCCAGAACGGCGGTGATGCGGTCATCATGACGCAGTGGATCAATCGGCTGCACTCGGCTATCAAGGCGCGCATCGAGCGGAAAAACACGTTCCAGAAGCTCACGGCTGTGGGCATGAAGTCACGCTACAGGGTGACGTACTACCACACGACCTCACCGGGCAAGTTTGAAAAGGTCGGCTCCAAGACGCTGAAATACGACCCGGCCATTTTCCCGCTGTATGACGGCTATGCTCCGGGTGCGGAAAACACGGAGGTGTACGAAGAAGGCGGCAAGACGGTGTGGGTGGCCATGGCCGCGCGTGGTGCGGTCTTTCTGGTTGCTGCCGGTATCGGCGCATACTTTTTTATCGGCTTCTTTACGAAAGGGGGGTCGGGCGAAACACCCGTTCCTGTAGCGGCACCTGCGAGCCATGGACGCGCGAGCGGCATTGAGCAAGGGGGTAGGGTGCAGGGCGGGGACAAGCCCGCTGCAATCGCCCCTGCGGCTCCCGCAGACCCGTATGAGGGTCTCTCGGTTGAGCAACGTTATGTGGCGTCTCTCAACGAAAAGGCGCGCATCCGCCTTGCGATGCTTGCGCAGATTGGCGAGCGTACGCGCGCGTGGGTGCAATGGATTGGCAAGGATGACGGCCAGGTGGTTGAAGAGTTCAGCACCGAACAACTTCAATCGCTCGGCTGGGGCGTCACCGTGGAGCGCTACGGCGTGCGTATTGCCACCGGCAAGCACGTCATGGTGGCAACGGCGTGGCCGTACACGCAGCCGGTCAGGGAAACCGAGCCGCGGCTGTACAACGTGTCCGGCGATGGTGCTGGCGCTGGCCCTGTGAGCGCAGCGAATGGGGGCGGCGCTGGCACCGTCGCCCATTTTGGTGGTGGAGCGTTGATTGGTGTCCAGGACAGGCCCATGGGTACGTTCCCGGAGTCGGTGCAGAACCGTTACAGCGGCAGATAACGTAACGCGTTACATATAACGAATCGTCATTTCCAATTCGTAACGCATGACAATATAATGGTCACACACGATCAGGAGAAATCGTAATGCGTGACGAAAAAGACCCCGGTACGGTTGAGATGGCCCTTGCGTCGCGTCGCGGCCGCAAGCCGATCAACGGCGTTGCGATGACGGCGGCTGAGCGGCAGGCGCAATATCGGTTTCGTCGCAAGGCGGCTGCGAATTCTGGTTCGCGCAAGCTCGAAGCTTTCACGGATACGGCCCTGTTGGACCGCATCCGCTTGGAACTGTCCGGTGACAATGCCAAGGCTGCGAAGCGCTACATTGTCGAGCTTGCACGGCGTCATACATAACGCGTTACGAAATTAAATGGTCGCCCGATAATCGTAACGCGTCACTAATTATCAGCAGCGCAGGCCGGGAAGGTTTTCCCATCCACCCGGTATACGCTGAAAAACGACGCCATTGATGCACCTGCGGTTCTCCTGCTCCCAGCGCATCATTTCTTGCGCTTCACGCTTCACACGCTCTGAGCGAGCGTTTATCCGCTTTTCGTCAATTTCCGTGAGCGGCCGCTGTGCGCTTCGTTCTGGTGACGGCTTGCGGGCGATCGTGGGCATTTCATTGAACCGTTGAGCGGCAGTTTTGCCGAAACGGTCTTTCCATGCGCTGCTGGTCTTGACGTGCTGGTGTACCGCTCCGGCGACAAGCGCAGCCATCACCAGCGCCCAAAATGCCAGCCACGGAAAGGTCCAGCGTCGCCGCTCAATGGGCGGAAGGTACTCCGGTCGTTCGCGTTCCATGTATCCCCCTGTGATGCATCCTGCGCGCATTGTAGCCGGGGTGTAGGGGCAGGGCCCCTACGGTCAACGCCTCACCCGCGCTGGCTGGGCCTCGGCCCCGGTATCGGCTGGGCTGCTACGGGTGGCTCGGCGTCGGGGCCAGTCATCACCCTGGACAACGGCTTCTCTGCGCGCCGGCTTGCGGCCGCCGCAAGATCCACAATGGCAGCAGGCTTATCGGGTAGCGCCTTCCGTGCAGGCCTTGCCGGTGTGCGGGCCTCGGCCATCATCCGCCGCCATTCCTGCGCCAGCGCAGCGGTGAGGGACAGCCAGGCCAGATCCTGCGGTTCCAGCTCGCGGCCTTCGGGTGTTACCAGTCGGCCACCCTTGAAAGCAAAACCGGCCCAAGGGCCGGTCAGCTTGCGATCACGCATACTGCCTCCGGTGTAGCGGGGGCATTCGATGCTGTCTCATCCGCTGAGACAGCCATGCGAACATGCGGCTCAACATAATATACATTATGCGAAATCGTGGATCAGGCGTGTAGCGGCGTTCGTGGCCTCTGGATGGCACTGGCTGCGGCTCTGGATCGGTTCTTGCTTGCCCTCCGGCTCACCCAACAAGGACGAACTGGCCGCATGAGCAGCATCGACCCGCAACACCGAACCGACCTGACCGGCCCATGGGTCGGTTTCGGCTTCCAGGGTGGACATATGTTCACCCCCGAGGGGCATTCGCTCGAACCCGGTGACATGGCCTGGTGGTCGCTGACCTGCAACATCGCACGGGAGTGGCGGCTCATGATGGACGAGTGTCGATCGGAAGCGTCTGGAATCCGTTGTGCCACAGGGGTTTCCAGAAATGGTTTCCTGCAGGGCACAAACGTGATCAACCTGCGCGATGCCATCAGGGCACGCCGGGAAAGGCGGTTGGCCGGGAATGATCCCGGTCCCGCCGCCGAACCGTCCAATGTGGTCCACCTGCGACGTGGGCCGAAACCCCGCCAGCGCGGGTAAGGCGTCATCCGTAGGGGCCCTGCCCCTACACCCCGGCTACAATGCGCGCAGGACGCAACAGGGGGCGTTATGGGCAAGACCGGATGGCAGGTAGCAACATTCGTGATGGGCATGGCGTGCATCGCCAGCACCTTTTCTCTGATCGCCAACAAAAACGCCTTGGCTCAGGCGAACGAAGATCTCAAAGCGCAACGCACAACCGAAACCGTCACGGTGCACGAAGTCCATCAAATTCCGTGTGCCCCCAGTGACGTCGCGCCAGCCCACGAAGTCGTGCCGAGACCATCCGGCGCAAGATGTCTGGGTGGCCGCCTGATCGAAACCACGGCATCTGGATGGAACACCGTGCTTCACAAGGGGCGGCCGGTAGCCTGCACCGAAACGTAACTAATTGCGTAACGCGTTACGCAATTAGTAAAGGCCTCGCCCCCACACCCCGAAGCCGGGAAGGATCGCCAAGGCCCACAAGACCAGCAGATGACCAACGTAGTAGCCATAGAACGCCCAACGCGTGCGTGGGATCGTCCAGGACAGTTCGCCAATCTGCATCAACGGAAGGGCCAGTAGTGCCCAAGCATTGCCGTTGAACACGCACAGTAGAGGGTTGGCAGGGAATCGTTACGAACACGGCCAGATCTTCGCTAACCGATTGATGGATCGGTGAATTCTACCCTCGGCCGCCCTTGCAGGGTCGGACTGACGGGCCAACTAAGGCTGTACCTCTGCGCCAATTGAGTTTTTGCTTTTCTCTGTTCAATTCCGTCCTTGGCTATGTGATTTCGCTTGCCAGCGTCGTGTTCGTCTTGGCCAAGATGCCTTCCCGTCGCTCCAAATCAGATTCCCAGGCGTGTAGGACTATGAACAGTTGGTCGAGGGTTAGCCCAATTCTCTCAAATGCACTCGGCAGATTTGCAAGAACATTTCCTTGGGCATCTGGCTCCCCCAAGCTCTTAAGAGCTGCAATGACATCAGCAAGAGCCATGTCGGCAACTGAGCTCGGCCGACCTGCCAGCAATGCTGCTCGTTCTGCAAACCACGCGGCTACGAACCGGCTTAGTGTTGGCCCACTGCCGCGGCCTCCTAGGGCTGCGCGGACATTCAAATGATGAGGTGGCTTTCCGTTGGCGAGAAGCGACTCGATCGCTGCAAAAGCCTCGCCTTTCGTGACTGAGTCAGGCATGTGCGGGTACCAAAGGTGGCATGCAGTCCAATTGTGCGCCCCTAAGCCGAGCTCGCAAGCCCTCAGTGCGTATTCAGATGGCTACATGCTGCTCGCCGAGGCTGCAAGAGATGGCAGAGCCCGGGGGTATCACTTGATAGTTCTCCAATGCAGCCATGCTGCCCGCACTTTCTGGCAATCATGCAGTGTGTGGCCAGGCAGTAGGAGGTGCTGGGCCCAACAGCTAGGGTTAGAATTCTTGAAAACACCTCAGGTTGCGACCTGCAGTGAGCTGCGTCGCGCACTGGCTCTGGACCGGCCAGACTTCCGTAGACATTCATGAGCCGCCTTGCGCGTAGCGCCGTTCAAACTCTACAGGGGCCAGGTTGCCAGCGGAACCGTGGCGTCGGATTGGGTTGTAAAACATCTCGATGTAATTGAATACATCCGAGCGCGCCTCGTCCCGGGTCGGGTAGATCCGTCGCTTGATCCGCTCCTTCTTCAGTGCACTGAAAAAGCTCTCAGCCACCGCATTGTCATGGCAGTTTCCACGCCGACTCATGCTTGGAACCATGCCATTCTGCTTCAGCAACGATAGCCAGTCGCTGCTCGTGAACTGGCTGCCTTGGTCAGAGTGGATGATCAGGCCCGCAGCAGGCTTTCGCTTCCACACCGCCGATACCAGTGCCTGCAGCACAAGGTCGGTGGTCATCTGGGACTGCATCGCCCAGCCAACCACTTGCCGTGAGTAAAGGTCGACGATCACTGCCAGGAAAGTCCAGCCCTCGTAGGTGCGGATGTATGTTATGTCAGTGACCCACACCTTGTTTGGTGCAGCGGGCGAAAAGTCGCGATTGACGACGTTTTCAACCATCCCAGGCGGACCGCCTCGATGGCGCGGCTTGGTGCCGTAGCCAATTTCTGCCCTTATGCCCTCTGCCTTCATCAGACGTCGAACACGATGGCGGCTGCAACGTTCACCGGCCTCACGAAGTTCCCGGGTGATCTTGCGGTAGCCGTACACCGTCCCGCTTGCCAACCACGCGTGCTTGATAAGGCCGCGCAGACGATCATCCTCACGACGACGCGGCCTGCCCGAATTGCCCGCCCATGCGTAGTAGCCACTGCGGTTAACCCCAAGCACTCGACACATGGCCGTCAGCCTGAACTCGCCCAAGTGCTCACGCATGAAAGCGTACTTCGCCGTCATCCCTTGGCGAAGTACGCCGCGGCTTTTTTTGGGTATCCGGATTCTAGTGTGGGAAGACCGCACTAGCCCTTCTTGTCTGACAGCTCTCGTTCGGTAGGTTTCTGGTATCGCAAGGCTTACGCGCTTTTAGCCTTCAGTGTGGGCTTT